TCGACTGCATTGGCAAACATGATGGCAACCCCCAGAACTACAACGTATGGGGACATCATGATCCTTGATCCAAACACAGCAGAATGGAGACTGATGGGGTATCCAGTTTATGCATCTGAAAACTGTGTTTTTGGTTCAATCAATAAACTGTTCCTGGGTGACTGGTCTTCATTAGTTTGGGGAAGTTGGGGGAATGGTCTGCAGATAAATGTGGACCCCTACAGCAACTCCACAACTGGTGCAGTCAGAGTGGTTGGATTATATCTCACAGATTTTTGTGTGAGGAATCCTAAGTCATTTGCTGGAACAACTAATCCATAATTGAACCCAAGGGAATCCCCTTCAAGGGGGGTTCCCTGCTTTCAAGGAAATTATGAAAATTAAAATATTGAAAAGTGTGGTTGCAAATAGTCAACCCCAGAAGGTTGGAAACATCATTGATGTTGATGAAGATGAAGCAATGGAACTGATTGGTTTTGGTGATGCCCAGATCCATGTTGAAGAAGAAAAGAAATCAGGCAGACCCAAGAAAAAATAACCAATGGCCTTGGAATCTGCTTCTGATCTGGCATCTTTTTTTGATACTGATGCCCATGGAACTGCAGTCACTTACACCCCTGCAGGGGATTCAGGAACCAGCATCAATGTCATATTCAATAATGAATATGTTTTGATTGATGAAGGGGATGTGGGGGTTTCAGGAACTGTTCCTGTTTTAACCTGCAGAAGTTCTGATGTTCCATCCATTGCAGTGGATGACACCTTCCTGATTTCATCCACAACCTATAAGGCAAAGATCATCAGACCAGATGGAACAGGTATCACAGAAATTCAACTGGAAGCACAATAATGGCAGACCATATTCGGGAACAGATCAGAGATAGAATTGTTTCCAACTGTACTGGATTAACAACTACAGGATCAAATATTTTTGAATCCAGGATTTATCCTTTGGAATCAGGGGATCTTCCAGGATTGCTCGTATATACAACTTCAGAAGAATCTGAACCTGTAAGACTTGGACCAGATAGATTGTTGGAAAGAAACCTTTCTTTAATTGTTCAGGGATATTGTGAAAGCAATTCTGATTTTGATGGGGTTGTGGACAACATCTGCAAGGAAGTTGAAGTTGCTTTGTCAAGTGACCGAACAGTCAATGGATTAGCAAAGGATCTATACATCTCATCCACTGAAATTTCCTATGATTCTTCAGGTGCCAAACCTGTTGGATATGTGACCATGCTTTTTGCTGTCCAGTATTTCACTAATGCACAAAGCCCAGATGTTGCCCAATGATGAATATTAATCTTCAGGGGGATTTTAAAAAATTCAGTAAATATCTGAGGGATTCCCAAAGGAAGCATCTGCCATCGATCATGAGGAACACCCTGAATGGAATTGCCTTTGAATGTCAAAGGGCATTGAAAAGCAATCTTCCTAAACAAGTTCATATGCCAACCCCATATACATTAAAAGGAATCCAGGTTGAAAAGACTGACAAGAATGACCTTCAATCCAAAGTGGGGTTTGTTTCCAAATCATTTGGAAAACCTGCCAGGGGTGCAGGAATTCTTCCTGCAGAATATATGTCCAGGTTGAACCTGGGTGGGGTTCGTATTCCCAAGAAATCTTCCATTCCTGTTCCAATTGATAGGAACTATAAGACCAACAAATTTGGAAATATCAAAAGAGATGCAATCAGCAAATTCCTTGGAGATGATAAAAAGTATTTTTCAGGGGTTCCAAGGGGTGCAAAAAGATCAGGTGGGGATGGGATCTGGAAAAGGATGGGACCAAAAGGAAGAAAGAACATTGCCATGGTGATTTCCTGGAACAGATCCACCAAATATAACAAGACTTATGAATTCGGACAGGTGGTAAAAGACAAAACCAGGAAGGTTATGAAGAAGGAATTTGCAATGCATTTCAGGGAGGTGTTGAAGAAGAAAGGTGCCTGGACAAGATTCACAACCATGTAAAGGAAACCCATGATCATGACATTAAAAGGAACTGATGACATTGATGTTCATCCTACTAAAGTTGAAGAAATGCAACGTAAAGGCTGGACATTGGCAGAACCTGAAAAGGGTTCTAAAAAATCCACCAAATCTGGTGGTTCTAAATCAAAACCTGTAGCAGAAAAGGAATAGGAAAATGGCAACACATAAAGGTTCAGAAGGTCTGGTCAAGATTGGATCAAATACTGTGGCAGAAGTCACAGGATTCAGTTTTGACGAAACCGCAGATACGATTGAAACAACTGCTTTGAGCAATTCAGCACGAAGCTATGTTGCAGATCTGGTTTCATGGTCTGGTTCCATCGATTGTTTTTACGATGAGACAGATTCAACCGGACAGGGTGCCATGACGAACGGTGCTTCGGTCAGTCTTCATTTGTATCCTGAAGGTGGGGATTCGGGAGACATCGAGTACTACGGGACTGCCCTGATCACAGGCATTTCCAGATCCAATGCAATTGGTGCAATTGTTTCTGCCAATTTCAGTTTTCAAGGAACTGGTGGAATCACATCTGCAACCATTTGATAACTAAAAAAGGGAAGGGGATATGGAAATTTTAGACAGTGCAAAGTCACATTTTCGGGAAAGGCTTGCAGGAGGTTTGAGGGTTCTTGAAGTTCCTGAATGGGAAGTCAATGGGGAACCTTCAAAAATCTACTACAAGTCTTCCTTGAATTTCCAGCAACAGGAAAAAATCCTGAAGCTTTCAGATGAAGGGAAAAAGGCAGAAGCAATTGTCATGGCCTTGATTGAACGTGCCCTGGATGCAGATGGAAACAGAATATTCAGACAAGCCAACAGAACTGAATTGATGAAAAAAGTTGATCCAGAAGTCATTTCCAGAATTGTTGGTGATATGTCTGGGGATGATGATTCAATGGATGAACTGGAAAAAAACTGATCAATGATCCTGAAGTTTATTTTTTGTTTCAACTTGCTGAAGCATTAAACAGGACTTTGGAAGAAGTTATGGAAATGCCCAGGTTCCAGGTTTTAGGGTGGTTGGCATATTTCAGGATCAAGGATTCAAGAACCAAAAAATAGGATCGATCCTAATGATATCAATGGGTTAGATGGCAAATACACTGGATTTCACCTTCAATGGGAAGGACAAAACCCAGACTGCATTCAAGAGTCTGAACAGGTCTGTTTCAAAGACCCAACAGAGTTTTGACAAATTGAAGGGTGCCATGAAATGGCTTTCAACTGCAGGGGGGGTTGCAGGTGTTGGGTTGATGACTGCCTTTGCCAAAAATCTGCTGGAAGTGGGAGACAGGATTGGGAAGGTTTCATCCAAGCTGGGAATTTCTGCAGAACAACTTCAAAAGTTTCAATTTTCTGCAGAACAGTCAGGGGTTTCCACTGAAACCCTGAACATGGCCTTCCAGAGATTCACCAGAAGAATTGCAGATGCAAGGGCAGGAACTGGAACTGCACTGAAGGCATTCAACCAGATGGGCATTTCCCTTAAGGGTGCAGGGGGGCAAGCAAAGACTGCAGAAGAACTTTTCTTTGAAGTAGCAGATTCCATGAAAGGAATGACATCAGAAACTGACAAAGTTTCATTGGCTTTCAAGTTCTTTGATTCTGAAGGGGTCAGTCTTGTCAACATGCTTCAGAATGGATCAGAAGCAATTAGAAATCATGGAAAACAATTAGAAGACTATTCAGGCATTATCAATGATGAAGCAATCAAAGCAACTGAAGATTTTAATGATGCATTAAACTTATTCAGTAAAGGGGGAAGGGGTATTTTTGCAAGCATTGTTTTGGGTGCAAGGGATTTCATACAGGCACTTGAAGATATTGGTTTAGTCACAGAAGAAGTTTTCCATAAACAAGGGGATCTGAAAGAAGGTCTGGACATGGATGGATTGATCCAGGCATGGAATGAAGTGGACAAGGAAATCAGAAATGCAAACCTTGATTTAGCAATCCTAAACAAGGGACATGGTGCAATTGCAAATGCTATGATGACCATTGATGAAATAAGAAAATCAATAAAATTAAAAGAAGCTGAAATCTTAAAATTAAAGAAAAAGCAACATGGGATTGAAGGAAAGATGCAGTATAATTCCATAACAGAAATTAAACACAAAAAAGTCAATTTAGATTTAGTCACAAAAACTTCCAAATTAATTGTTGAAGATTTAGTCAATACCAAATTAGCAAAAGACCAAACAGAAGCAGGAATGAGAATTTCTGAAACAACTTTGCAACTTGATGAAAAGCTTTACCAAGTGACCCTGAAAGACCTGGAAGGAAAAGGGGAAAGCTTGGGGGTTGTCAAAGGATTGACCAAGGAACAGGCAGAACAATTGATTGGGGCAAGGCAAACTGCCAGGGTTCAACTTGCACAAAATAAATCTTTAGAAACTGCAAAGAAATTGACCAAAGAAAGAAAGAACCAAGAAGAAGAAATCAAAAAGTTAATGGGTGAAGGGGTGGGGATGCAGATGTCCCTTTCAGGTTTTATTATGAAAGTTTTAGGATCATCCAAAAAAGTCAATAAGGCATGGTCTGAAATGTGGAATATGTTTGGAAAAGCATTTGATTCCTTAACCACAGGATGGTTGGATGCAACAGATGATGCAGATGAATACAAGAAAAGAATGTTGGAAATTAACAATTTAATTGGAGAGATAAACACCAACATTGATGATGCAGTTGGAACTATTACCAATATCACTGCAGAACAAAAAGCACTCGCAGATATTGAAAAGATTTATGGGAAAAGAAAAGAAGATGCAGAACGGTTGAATGCAACCCAGATTTTGCACTATGCAGAACAGGAAAGAATTGTTGCAATTTTGGCATACAGGGTGGGAGTTCTAAGGAATGCCACCCAGGCATTTGCATCATCTGTTCAGCAGTTTCTTGATGCAGTTTCAACAGAAGGATTTACTGATTTACAGAAACAGTTCTTTTCTATGACCACAGGTTTCACAAGGTCAGTTTTAAAGGATTACAAATTAGTTATAAAGCTTGCTGATGATATCATTGCCAAGGGTGATTCAACTGCAATCAAAGGCAGGGTCACAGATCTGCAGACCACTGCAACATCATTGGGAACTTTTGGAACCATCACAGGTGCAAATGTTAGTCAGTTCAATCAACTGACATCAACATTCTGGGAAAAGTTCCAATCCTTGGAAATGGATGATACAGAAGCAGGAAAATGGTTCAGGAAAAGGATGGATGAATTATCAACCCTGGGTGGTGAAGCAGGATATTTGGCACGTAGTCAAGCACTGGTGGATTTTTCAACAATGCTTTCAACCAGTTTAAAAACAGTTGATGCCCAAATCCTTGCCTATAATGAAGCAATCAAGACCAAAACAAACACTGAAGTTTTGATGGGGGATGCAACCAAAGGTCTGACCATCATGTTGAAAGATACCATCTTGAATGAATTTGAAGCAGGGAAATCAATTGAACATCTGAAGATTGATGTAAATGCCCTGTCTGGTGAATTTGAAAAAGCAGGGGTCAAGCTTTCAGACCTTCTGGAATATATCGATACATTAACTGCATCAGGTGCATCAGGAGGATTGTTCAAAAAATATCCGTATGGGGGGAAGATTTATGGTCCAACCTGGAAGGGGGGGAATTTGTAATGTCCAGGAGTGCAGTCAATAGATATGGATCTGATTTCATGTCTGCAGTTAACAATGGATCAATGGGGGGACAGGTTCAGGTCAATGTTTATGATGGAACAGGAAAGAAACTTGAAGAATTTGAATCTGGAATCAGGGTTGAAGTCAACCAAAGGGCAAACCGATTCAATGAATTTTCTGCCCTTGCATACTGATGGCAACTGGTGAACTTAGCCTGAAAATTACAGTGGATGGTTCAGACTATTATGTTTCTGATGATGAATTCCTTGCATCCAATGCCTTGTTTCATTATGGGTTTATTTCCAGACCACCAATTGTGGAACTGGCACCTTCCAGGGGGGGATGGGCAAATTTCAGAACAGGACAGGTGAGTTTGGAAAACCGACCCCACAATTCCAATCATCCCTTTGGGGGTTCCAGGTATACAGATTTGATTTCAAATCCTTCAACAACGTATGAATTTGTTTTGAATTTTGGGGTTCTGGCATATGATTGGATCACAGGGGTTCTGGTTCTTGAAAAGGTCAGAGAAGATGATCTGACATTTTCATTGTATCCAAAAGAGTATTCTGTTTCTCCAATTGGAACTGTTTCTGATAAGGATGGAAACACTGTCACAAAACCCTGGTGTTTTGGTCCAGTCACCCATTTTGATGAAATGATCCAGACAGGTTCAACAACTTTTTCAAATCCAACTTTAAACACAACAGGACTGACATTTTATGAAGATGGATCTTCTGAAACAATTGATTCTGCAACCAGTTCCACCATCACTGTTGGAACCTATGGATCAGGGGAACCAGTATTGACTGATTCCAATGCAAAGACCCTAGAACAATTCTTTGATTATGTTGCAGGTTCTTCAGGTTTGAATCTTACCATTGCCACTGCAGAAACCACCAAGGCACCTGATGCATCATCGAAGGCAATCAAAATCAGACAACTTGATCAGGAACCCTTGGTTCATATTGCAGGGGATGTTGCAGAGGCATTCAACCATCAGTTTTTTATTGCAAGAGATACATCGAATTCATACCAGGAAACCTTGTTTCTGGTGGACAGGGGGAACACTCCCGCAGGGTTCACAACCATTGCTGAGGATACCATCATTGATGCATCCTTCATTGTAGGTTTTCCAACTGCAGGAATTTCCACAGATTATAAAATTTCACTGATCCAAAATTCAAATATTGTTAAATACACCCAATCGATCAGGGTAGAAAATGCACCAGTGGGGCAGGAAATCCAGGTCAAGGCATATGCTGATACCTATGCAGACAGGACATCTGTTGCAACCCTTCTAACCAATATTAAAAACATTGAAAACAAGGCAACTTCTTCAGTGACTGTTCCAGATATCCAGATTGATTATGCATTGGGGGACAGATTCAAATTCGGAA